CGAAGCTGTATTGGCGGCTTGGATATTAGATAAACCCCTAGACCCTTATTTAAACCCGAACCCATTGAGGTGAACTATGCCCAGTAAATTTAACAGCACTGCCAAGAGACCCGGTAAGGCAGTTAAAAAGCCTTATAGACGGGGCGGAGTAGCACGTTATCAACTTGGGGGGAGCTTACAAGCTGACCCCAGATTGGAACAAAGAATGCAGCAAAGACTTGACCCAAGATTAATGCAGCAGCAAGCAGCAAGACCGCCTACTGTAACTGCGAGTCAGGATAGACTTGGATCAAACTCTGCGTTTGCAGGCAGGCAGGGGCAGCAACTAGCGCCACCTCCAGCAATGAGGCAACGTCCTGCTAGGTACGAGCAGCGAACAGCAGCACAAATAGACGCTTCCCAGATGCGTCCTGACCTACAAGCCGAGCGACAGCGACTTGGTCTACCTAATCCGCCCCCCACTGATCCGCAATTTTTGGCTAGAATGGTAGCTAACCAAAGAAACCCGGTGCTGACCCCTTTTGGGTTTGCTCAACAAGAGCAGCAGCTAGGAAACCCTAACTTTAGTGTTACTGGGCGCACAAACCCACAACAACCAATGAATTCTCCACAGGCGTTGACTGGAATGTTAGCACCAAGCCAGATACCAACTAGACAGCGGGGGTTTGCTCCTTTTCAATTTCCTCATCAACAAACAGCAGCAGCTCCGCAACAACAAGTGCCACAACAACCAGCTTTTGGAAGAGGAACGACTCAACGTCAATCGGCTCCAAGCCCTTGGTTTCCTTCTACCCAAAGTCCCAATTTTTTAGAAAACCCTTTGGTTCCTTTTAGAAGAGGCGGTTATGTTACCCTTAAAACAGGCGGAAGAGTTCCCCGCAAGAACGGAGTTAAATTGATATGAACAGAAGACGAAACCTTCGTGATGAAGAAGCCAGAGTTATTGGCGTACAGGATGATGCAGCCGATGAGATGCGTAGAGTTAAGGCTCGCCGTCCCAAGGACGCTGCTGAGCGCAGAGACAAAAAAGATCAGCTTGCTCGCGTAGGTTCCCGTGAGCGTAATGCCCGTGACGAGATGGATCGTCTTAGAGATGAAGCTGGCAACATGGGCATGAAACGAGGCGGCAGAAGCAAGAAGGACGCTGAAAAAGCTCAAAGTAAAGGTACAGGAAACTTCGACAAATACGTGCGAAGCCGAGGCTGGATGCGCGAAGGCAATCGTCCGGGTTCCACTTCTTCTGGTTTAAAGACTGGCGGAAAAGCAGTTAAGAAAATGGCTACAGGAAGACAGACTACAGCAGACAAGCTTGATGAGCGTCTGGGCAATATAGATGGTCGAGAAAGCACGAAGTCTCAGTCTTACGGTTCTCGCAGAAATGAAAGCAATGCCATGACCCGTGGAGCTGTTCCCCGCTCAAGAGCTACCAGCCCAAGCACACAACGACAAGGCAATATGTTGATTAATCAGCACAAGCGCATGGCTATGGGCCAAGATGTATTGTTGGCTAAAGGCGGAAAAACGCCTTCTACCACGGCTGTTAACATTGATATGGGCGCACCTAAAACTAAAACTATTAAGGCTCGCGGAATGGGAGCTGCAATTAAAGGTGGTCAGTTTAGGGAAAATACTTAGTGACTGAGAAAATTCAGGAAGATTTGTTTAGCGCTGATGAAAATAATAATGTTTCTGTTATTTCTCCAAAGCAATTTAAGATTGTTAAAATTTCAAAAGGTGTAGCTGCATCTGTTTATTTAAAGCATCACTATTTTGGAGATAAAGACTTTTTGGCTCTTTATAGCTTTGGAGCAACGTATACAGGAAATGTATGGGGAGCCATTACTTATGGAATTCCTAACCCTCACAGCATAAAAGGATTGTATGACAAGACCAATCAGCATGGGGTTGTTGAAATAACAAGGCTTGCGTTTAAAAAAGGAAGCCCTAAAAATTCTTGTTCGTATTTAATAGCCCAAAGCATTAAAGCGTTAAAAAAATATTATCCCGTAAGGTTAATTATTACTTACGCTGATACTGCGTATAACCATACAGGCGCAATTTATAAGGCTGCAAATTTTGATTATCACGGACTGACTGATCCTAAAACAGATTTTGTTTTTCCAGATGGTCAAATAAGAAAAGTGAAGGGACTTAAATATTCTGAGGCTGAAGGGTTTTGGGTTCCAAGATCACGTAAGCATAGATTTTCAAAACAGGTGGCATAGTGGCTATAGAGAAAGCTTTATATACAAACGGAGCTGACACTCCCACTGCTGAAGAAATCGAGATAGAAATAGTTAATCCTGAAGAGGTGACTATTTCTACTGATGACATGGAACTCAGCATGGGCTTTGATGAAGAGCCAATGGCCGAGCATGACTCCAATCTGGTTGACTTTATGGAGCAATCAGAACTGGACACGCTTGGAAGTGAGCTGGTGGGTCTTTATAACGCCGACAAAACTAGCAGACACGACTGGGAAGAGTCCTATATTAAAGGGCTTGATCTGCTGGGCATGAAGTTTGAAGACAGAACTACGCCTTGGGATGGAGCCTGTGGCGTGTTTCACCCTATGTTGAGTGAAGCAGTGGTTAGGTTCCAGTCTCAAACTATTATGGAAATATTTCCTGCAAGTGGCCCTGCCAAGACCACCATTATAGGAGAGCTTACTGACGAAAAGGTTAAGCAGGCTCAGCGGGTGCAGGAATATCTTAACTACATGATGACCGTTAAGATGCCCGAATACAGAACTGAAACAGAAAAACTTCTCTTTTCCCTACCCATTGCAGGATCAGCGTTTAGAAAAGTTTACTATGACCCAAATTTAGGTAGAGCTTGCAGCATGTTTGTGCCAGCGGAAGACTTTGTAGTTAGCTACGGAGCGGCTGATCTGGAAACAGCAGAGCGAGCTACCCATGTAATGAAGATGGAAGCTAACGATGTGCTGAAATTACAGCAAAGTGGCTTCTACGCAGACGTTGAACTGCCTGCTCCTGCTCCTGACACGACAGAGATAAGCGCTAAATACAACAAGTTAACAGGAGACCACCCCAGTTATGAGGTAGACCAAAGGCATACCTTGCTGGAAATGATGGTCAACGTAGACCTTCCGGGTTTTGAAGACCTAGACAACAGCGAGCCAACCAATATTGGCCTGCCTTACATTATTACCGTTGATAAATCGTCCAATATCATTCTTTCCATTCGCAGAAACTGGAGAGAAGAGGACGCACTAAAGCTTAAACGTCAACATTTTGTTCATTATCAGTATTTGCCGGGGCTTGGCTTCTACGGGTTTGGCTTAGTCCACATGATTGGGGGCTTAACCAAGTCTGCCACTTCATTATTACGCCAATTAGTTGACGCAGGCACACTAGCTAACCTTCCGGGCGGCTTAAAAGCGCGTGGATTGCGAATTAAAGGCGATGATTCGCCAATTATGCCGGGAGAGTTCCGTGATGTGGACGTTCCGGGCGGTGTTATCAGGGATAACATCACCTTTTTGCCGTACAAAGAGCCATCTGGCGTTCTCCATACAATGTTGCAGGAAATTGTAGAAGACGGGAGAAGGTTTGCCTCTGCTGGTGACGTAAAAGCCGCTGATATTAATGGCGAAGCTCCAGTTGGCACAACTCTTGCGCTCCTAGAGCGCGAAATGAAGGTAATTAGCGCAGTTCAGGCTCGTATTCATGCCTCAATGAAGCAAGAACTGAAAATCCTGTGCGATATTGTGGTAGATCATGGGCCAACCGAGTATCCCTATGAAAGTACAGCTAATGCTCTTACCGCTGAGGATTTTGATGACCGTGTAGACATTATTCCGGTTAGTGATCCAAACGCAGGGACTATGGCGCAAAGGATTATGCAGTATCAGGCAGCACTCCAGTTGGCGCAGCAAGCGCCACAGATGTACAACCTGCCTCTATTGCACCGTCAGATGCTTGAAGTTCTAGGCATCCGAGACGCAGACAAGATTATTCCTACAGATGACGACATGAAGCCAACTGATCCGATTTCTGAAAACATGAACCTAATGATTGGTGAGCCTGTAAGGGCTTTTATTTATCAAGACCATACCGCTCATATAGAGGTTCATACTGCTGCAATGAATGATCCCAAGATAGCCGAGATGTTAAATCTAGCGCCGGACGCGCAAATGAAACAGGCTGCTCTTGCCGCTCACATTGCTGAACACGTTGCTTTCCAATACAGACGCGACATAGAAAAAGAATTAGGTGTTCCGTTACCACCAGTTGACTCTACGCTTCCAGAAGATATTGAGTTCAGGCTTTCCCAGCTTGTCGCTCCTGCCGCAGAACAATTAACTGGTAAGGCGCAACAAATGGTTCAGGCTGAAGAAATGGCAGCGCAGGCAGAAGACCCAGTATTGCAGCTACAAAAAGCTGAACTGGATATTGAGGCTGCTAAAGTTCAGTCCAAGACTCAAACCGACATGGCACGTATTGAAGCTGATCTTATGAAGGCGGCTGCTAAAGACGATCTTGAAAGAGACAAACTTGCCACTGATGAAAAGATTGAAGGTGCTAAGCTTGGCGTTAAGATAGCCGAAACCAATACACAAGATGAACTAGAGTCGCGGAAGATCGCTTCTAAAGACAAGATTGAAGGCGCTAAGTTGGGAGTCGAGATAGCAAAAGAAATGATGATCGACAAAAGAGATAGAGATATTGAAGAAATGATCGATAAGAGAGATACTAAGCGCGAAGACATGATTGACAACAGAGAGCGCGATGAGTGAAGTATTTAGCAGTAACGCATTAGAGATACTGAATAAAAAAATACGAATCATAATGAACGAAACAGCCGACCATGTAAGCGCAGGTGGTTGTCGAAACATGGAAGAATACTCAAAAGCTTGCGGAGTCATTGAAGGACTCGCGCTTGCTGAAAGAGAATTGCTCGATCTGAACAAACAGATCGAACGAAACTAATCTCCGCCTATTGCGGTGCAGTGACACTGGACACTCTTCCAGTGCGAGGGATACTAATGGCAGAAGCATTAGCAGAAGTACAATCGGTGGAAGTAGAAGCCACCGCAGATACTCGCGCAGCTCATCAACTTCCTGAGCCTAAAGGCTACAAGATTTTGATTGGTTTGCCTGAACCAGACAAACAAAGCGAAGGCGGCATTCTCAAAGCTCAGGAAACTGTGCAGGCGGAGGAAGTCGGCTCTATCGTAGGTTTTGTTCTTAAATTAGGGCCAGATGCTTACGCTGATAAAAAGCGTTTTCCGAATGGCTCGTATTGCAATGAAGGTGATTTCGTTATTATGAGATCGTATTCAGGTACTCGATTTAAGGTTCATGGCAAAGAGTTTCGACTCATCAACGATGACAGCGTAGAAGCTGTTGTTGAAGACCCAAGAGGAGTGATGAAGATATGAGCGAAGGCGAGCTAGTAGAAGAGCAAGAAGAAACAACGTCTATCGAAGACAAGTTCTTTGGTGTCAAGACGCAACACGGCGTTAAAAACGCTGAAGCCCCTTCTGAAGAAGAAGACGGCCTACAGGTGGAGATCGTTGACGATACCCCTCCTGAAGAAGTTAAGCCCCGCAAAAGAACAAAGGAACTTGCTGAGCCGGATGTTAAGTATGATGACGGCTTTACGGATGATGAGTTAAAGACTTACAGCAAGGGTGTTCAAAAGCGAATAAATCAGCTTAGGGCAATCAATCATGCAGACAAGCGAAAAACTGGTGAAGCACACCGGATGCGTGATGAAGCTGTAAGACTGGCTAAGGCACAACAGCAAAAGCTCCAAGAATATGAAAGTTTGCTGGCTAAAGGCCAAAATGCAATCATCGAAAGCTCCAAAGGGAAGGCTCAGGTTGAACTTGAGACTGCCAAGAAAGAGCTTAAAAAAGCGCACGAAGAAGGTGATGCAGACAAGCTGGTGACAAGTCA